ACCGTTTCCGGTTTCTGGATATTCTCTTGAATGCTTACAACCATAATTTCCAGATCAGTGACCCGCTTTTGCAAATCCCTGATTAACTCAATTACTTGATGCCCATTCATATTATATCCCTATTATCAATGCAAATAATATCTCAGACAATACCTGCGCTTGAATACACAATAGGCTTTGAGAAGTTATTTGTTGGCTCTTTATAAGCAGAACACATTAACCCGAATGCGTCTGAGCTATGAGATGCCCAATCGTGGTCTGGGCCAAGTCCTACGCCGCGATTATCATCAATCTTTTCGTGATACCAGCCTAGCGCAAGCCGTCCTGCCTCTGTAGTCTCTTCATCGAACCACACTAGGTTGAACCTTCTGCGTGATGCCTCAACGCGTTGCTTTGCAGCGCCTTTGCCCTGATTAGGAACAACCTCTACATGGTATCCAGCTTCTTCAAATGCTTTCTTGAATGATGTGTCTATTACCATCTCGTTCGTATCGCCGTCATGTGGAAGCCAAATATCCGTGTTTTCCGGAGCATAACCTTTTGATAGAAGATACTGAACATGAGCCGACAAAGGTTGTCCCTGTACTTCGTAATGATCCTTTGTGCGAATCTCTTTACCTATCCACTGACAAGGCCACATAGCAAACGCATCGGCCCTTGCACCTGTTCCGCCAAGGTCACAGAATACTTTCGTCCTGAATAGCGGATCGAACTGAACGCGGCATATCCTGCCTTCGTCTTTTGACTGTTGCAGATACTTTGCGTAATAAGCGCCAGCAATCGCAGTTGCGTATTCACCTTCCCATATATGACCATACTGGTCAGGCCGTTCTTCTTGATCCCTAAGTCGCTGGCGAACTAGCTTATTCGGGAATTTAGGATTATCTCGCCAATTGAGAACGGCACCCTTGATTAGAGGATCGTTCGATAACCTGAATCTGCTTTCAACTGGCGATGCCTTCCTTGCCGGATTCCATGTTACCCATAGTTCAGCGTTCCACTCTTCGCCTTCTTCCCGTAGTGTAGGCTCAAGGATGTTCCATGAATTCTCTGTAACTGGCTCTGCCTCATCTACCCAACAAAGCAGTATTCGACCTTTTGATTTGACGCTACTGATATTTCTATCAAGACCGGCGAACGAGAACCACACCATTCCGTCCTTGGATTTGATGTACTTGTCGCCAATGTCGTAATAGTCCAGGAGGATTGGTTCTTCTTCAATCGCCCGCTTGCACTCTTCTAGTGATGACTCATCAAGCGAGTTCATGAACTGACGAGCGCACAATAGCTGTCCTTGAATTCCAGCCTTGCCGAAGATGTAGCCTTTTACGGCAACCATCTTTGCGAATGATCTTGTTTTGCCTGACCCTCTACCGCCGCATGACCATCTAACGTCAGCCTTACCTATGAATACAGGCTTTAGCTTTGGAGGCAGGGCAATGTCTAGTGTGTCACTCACTTGTCAGATCAATCAGGCGAATCGTCTTTACTTGATTGATACTACCAGATAGATTTAGTTCGCTATTAACCTGTAGCGGCAACAACTTTGGATATATGCTCACCCAAAATGCTTTCTCGTTGTCTGGATCGGATTGCGCCCACTCATAAAGACGATTTGCGCCACCCAAACTGTCAGCGGCTAAAGCTATAGCGTCTTTTGCTGTTTGCGTAGTCTTGTTAAGAGAGCCTTTCACTCTTCCGCCAGTCTTGATTCCCTTAGCCATACGCAACCTTTCTAAGGCTTTCTATTTTAGACTGGTCACATAGCCACCAATACTTAAGGCAGACTCTTGCAGCCATCGCTCTTGATCCGATTGAATCGCACCAAGCATAGAAGTCTTTATCATCAGGAAGCAACCTTACAGTCCAAGGCTTAGGAGCGTCAGGCATCATTGCTTTGTTCAACTGTGGTGCAAGCTCAAGAATTTGAGCCTTCTCATATGAGAGTGCGGCTTCTTCACTAACGAAGAATGCAACTATGGTTCCGTAGAATTCTACGAACCTTTTTTGCTGCGACTTAAACCTATTGTTACATCCCTTGCCAACATATACGCAAACATCGCCTTTGAAAAACTTATATACGTAGTATTTCCATTTTTCATCGTGTTGCTTTTTCCTTGCTGCCATTTATATGCCTCCTGAGTTATTCATGTTCAGGAAGAACGACTATGTATTCTTCAATGCTGCAACCTGCTGACTCACAAGCGGCTAGGCATCTTGCTCGTTCAGTCTTTTCGATGTGCCTTGCGAACGCAATCAACGAATCTACATGGCCCCTTGAGAACCTGTTGTAATACGACCCGTCTTTGTTGCGTTCTATAACAATGCAATGAGCCTCTGCAAGAGCGAGTATCTCTTTATTTTTCATTTGCGAATTCCTTATAGGATTGTTCGCGGAATATACCGCTAAATATGGTTGCAGTCGCCGGTAACGCTCCGGTTCTTCAGGATATGAGCCTGACGTAGCACTTTTCTACTACCCTGCAATAATGATTACTTCTTCGGAGGGCGTTTCTTTTTACAGGCCATGATTATCTCCTAGTGAGTATGTGATTATTTTATAGTATTTATTGTCATTATGGCTAATTCCGTTTATCCACAGATTATTAGCTGACAGATAATCCTTGTCTGTTTCTCTCTTGCATCCCTCACAGGCTTGGTCGATTGCTCTCCTGTCGAATCGGCATAAGCGTGATTGATCGTATTGCTGGCATCCGTAGGTCATGGGAGTTTGTAGCGGTCGCGGCAATAACCGCAAGCACCACCAACCAACCGAACGTAATCATTTCCGCATAGGTCACAGGTTCCGGCTATTCCTACTGGAATCTCAGAGGCTAGGCGCATTGCTGCCTTAACGTGATCGTCTATTACTGACTCAATGAAATAGCTCGCTTTATCTGCCTCGTCGCCGTGGCATTCTTCGCGTTCAATCTCCATTTCTCAACTCCTTAAGTTGTTCCGAGTAGTATTTGATTGCTTCTTCTGCCAGAAATCTAACTTTGCTTGAATTCAAAATCTCTGATGTTAATGATTTGAATTCGTCAATCTTTTCCCTGCCGTACATGTCGATTATAAACAGGGTGTATTCCCGCTTGTGGTACTCCTTACGGAATACATTACACGAAGGGCAAGCAGGGTGCAGGTTTTCTTCTAGCCATCTGGTCGCCTTGTTAGCGCGTTCCATGAAGTGAGCGCAATGAGACTGACTCCAATGAAGTTTTGTATCGCAAGTAACGCACTTAACGATCCCGTTTGAATCAGCGTACTTCTGACGGATGTACTGGCTTGTAATAGTGTCGGCTTTGCGTATCAAAGACGACAAAGAGTCGCGCTTTTTCTTTGTCTTGCCGGTTTTCTTAATTGGTTTATTCAACAACATTCTGAGTGATGCCCGAAGAGAGGCTTCGGAAACAAAGAAGCCGTTAGCAACGAAGTGGATAAAAGGCTCATATGCGACTATAAACCATGTTTTTGATAATAAATTGGTTAGTTAGTGCTTACTTACGCTGCAAACCTCTTGTTTATTGAGTTTGCAGTGTTGCAAAAAATAGCTGCAGCCTATTGACAAGCAAACATGCGGCTTCTGGCGATAGTGAGCACTAACTAACATATATGAAGTTAGCACTCACTTACTTGAAAACACGCATGAATTATAGATTTCACGCCGCAACCCTGTCGCTAAACTTGACGCCGTTCATTGCGCCGTATGCAAGCACGTACTCAATAAGGCTGGAAAACCGTTTCTTGCTCATTGCCGCCGTACTCTCACGGAGATTAACCACCTCGCCCTCCAGTCCAATAACCATTTCCGCAGGCTCTCCGGTAGCTATTGAGTGAGCCGAAACCATGATGACTTTCCATTGGAGCATGGTGCGCTTCTTGCCCATCCATTCTTTCTGGTTTGCTATGTCAGTTAGCAAAGGATGCAGCATCGCGTTCTGTTCCATTGTTCGTGTTGGTTGGCCTATTGATACCACCTCGCCAATTTGCGCTGAATCTACGGCCTTGTGGATGGCTTGGCGGGCAATATCTCCGGTTATCGTTAGTCTCATAAAAACAAATCTATCGTTTTTGTATCAACGAACGGAACCTCATGGCCAGCCTCAATAAACGCCGTGCAGCGCGGGCCTGAGTCATCCTCAACCCATTCCTTGACCTGGCCACGAAACGAAGCGGCGATGATTTCGCATAGTTCGTTGTCGTCGCACTCGTCAAAGTCAGCGCCTTCGCGCATGGCCTTGTCGCGCTGGCAGCGTCGGCACCAGGCGTTCATAAACTCAGCACCTTCGCTGCCGTTGGCTGGTTGATATTGTTCGATCATGATTCGCCCCTCTGATTCATCAGCCCGAGTTTCGCCTCACAGAACGGGCAAACATTCAACAGCAGGCCACGGTCGTTTTTCGAGCGTTTGTAGAGCACGCCAATCATCACAATGCGCGAGTTTTGAACCTGCTCCATTTTGTAGAATCCTGCGCCGGATTCCGTGATTCGTGCAGATAGGTGGCTGCACAAGGTGTGTTCGTTACATGCGTTCATTTCATAATCCTCCTGTAAGCGCCCAATCGCGCAACATTTCTGAAAGCCAAAGCGCGTCTTTTCTATCCATTCTTGACGACCTGACAAGTAATTCACCGTTGCCGTCGTAACCAACAATAAGCACGTCTTGTAAATTGTCGTTATCAGAAAATTCCATCGCAGAAAGCAATGCTTGGCGCGTAGTAAATGTCGTTGTTGCGGGAAGTGAAGTAATCATTACTTATCCTTATGTTTTACAATCCTGTTATCTAACTCGCGCTGAATGTCATAAGTTTTGCACATCGGTTTTCCAGAAAAAAGACCACCGCACTCGGCTTTGTCGCCGATACGGAAATTTTTTCCGCACATAATGCAATGAACAACAAACTCGTTTTTATTTGTCTTAATAGTAGGTTTATTTGTTTTCATTTGTCTTCACGCATCGGCGATCCTTCTAAACCCATGCGATTAATGCAATCCATTGCTTGCTCAGATTGTTTCCGCATAATAAGGGCCATTCGCTTAACGAGCATTGCCATTTCTGAAATAGCATCACTTTCTTTGAACAAAATAGCTCCGGCTTCCATGCCTTTCGCAACACCTTGGTTAAAGCGGCGGTCTGCGTACTCGTTGATCCACTTTATTTCACGTTCAGACCAAACAATTGCGTCGCGCACATCAGGGTGATCTGACGCAACAACTGGACTAATCGGAAATGTCTGTTTTGGCTTGTTCATTTATCTTTCCATTTCGTTTCGCAGCAGGTAATAACCGCAACAGTGCGACCTTTATGAACATGATGCCCGGAAAGTTTGTCTGCGCTTGGCAATCCGGCCTTGACGGCAGCGGCTTCGCAGCGTTCGCAGAGAATCTTGTTGGCGGGTGGAGAATTCAGAAATGTGAGATTATTCTTGCTTGTTGAAACGGACATTCCGCACCAGAAGGTGACTCCGTTGTGCGGCTTGTCGTGCAGGTTGTATGTCGCGCCGCTGCGTGGCCTGTGAATCAGGGTGCCTCTAGAGTTCTCAACGAACGGAAGACAGCTTTTCCACGGAAAGCCGTGCTTTACGTGAAACATCCGAGTTTCAAGTGGTATCTTCATCATTTCTCGGTTTAGTTCTCCTGCTATTTTGCTCATGACTATATATCTCCGGTGATTGTGTATTTCATTTCGCAATCTTCTCAGAATCAACCTTGGCGCGATGCTCACGGAAAGTCTCAACCTCTGCCCTGGCGAGTGCTTCAGCTTTCTCGCGTGGCAGTCCGGCGCAGTATTCCAGGATTGCGCTTCTTTCGGAATACATTTCTTCAAGTTGAATTTCTAACTCGTTCATTTTTTGTTCCATGCTCCGATTAGTGTTTCGCTCATCTTCACGCCGTCAGGACTCTTTGACCCTTTGACGATTCCGTTCTCGCTTGCGTAAGTTACCCGTACCTCTGGGAACTCTTTACGGAATGAATCTACTAGCCTGGTGATGGTCGGCATGCTGATGCGGTTTTCTGCGGCACGATCATTCGACTGTTTCCGCATTGCTTCAACTTTATCGAATACGGTCATTCAAATAGCCTTTCCTGACGGTAAGCGTTTTCAATACGTTGACAAGCAATGTCAAAATACTTTGGTTCGCGCTCGATGCCGTAGAAGGTCTTTCCGAGGTTGGCACAGGCGACGCCGGTCGTTCCGCTGCCCATGAATGGGTCAAGTATTGATTCATCTCCTATAGAAAATTGATCTATCCACTTTTCAATCAATCCAACCGGCTTTTGTGTTGGGTGTTCTCCACTAGCAATGTTATGAGTCCAAACAGCATGATTTCCGCCACCATTCCATTTCTTTCGGCCTTTCCTATGGAAAATAGCAACAGACTCCCATCCCGTTCCTGGCCTATCTCCAGTAAATTGTGGTGCTCCATTTGGTTTAACCCAAATCCCTAACCTTATGAATTCTTCAAGACTCATAGCCATAAGAGCATGACTTGTAGCACAATTCATAAGAACCCATCTGTTAGCTTTATCAACAAGCGTTCTGCAAAGATCAATAAACTCTGAATCGTCTAACTGCTCAAACCCTAAAGCCTGCCTGTCAGAAACTTCTGACATGTGATTTTCGTGCGTTTTTTTGTCGTAAGGCGGATCAGTAATAACCAGATCAACATTTGGCAGCGACGGCAGAATCTCGCGGCAATCGCCAAGGTAAAGTTCACAATTTCCAATGGTTTCAATTCTGCTCATGCTTTCACCCATTGACCGTTTCCGGCGTACTTCTGTAGCAAATGCTTGCCGTCTTCAGACACCTTTCCATCGTCTATCAAGTGGTCAATGCAAGGTTGAAATACTGTTGGATTGTTTGATGCAGCGCCGCGTATGTACTCGAAAGCCAAGTGGCCTTTAGGATGCGTAGCCCAAAAGCGCGGGTCACTTCCACGATTTGCAGAATTGACAACTTCGGCAAGCTCGTCTGCAAATTTCTTTCCCTTGGCCTTATCGTATGTGTATGTCAGCGCAGGAACAGGCGCGTTCGATTTGATGTGCTT